TGTCTTTCCCCATTTTTTTTGATAGTGAACGTAACATCAAATCTTCTGGGTTCATCTCAAACTCACATCTTAACCATACATAATCATCTGCCTGTGGATTGATATTGACATTCATCACATTGCTCATGATCTTTTGCGCCAGATAAGATTTGCCAACTCCGGGCCTAGCGCCTATAGCCACCGCATGTTGTGGGTAGAACCCGCCCAGTAACGCCTTGTCAAGATAAGCGTATCCAGTACGAGCCGGGAGAAGCTCTCCCGACTGATACTTTCTTATCCTCTCATAGGCATCCATGATGATCTCCTTGGATGACCTCCATATCCTATCCTCACTCATCCTCTTGCGTTTCTATCGCCAGCCGTATCGGATTTAGATCCTCTGTTAGCTGATCTTGATTTATATCTTAACCCCTTAGCCGTATGGCATAGGTCCTTCCCTTTCCGATAAGCCTTCCCCTTCAACTTATCGGTCTTGTAGTTCTTGCGACCCAACTCCCGTCTCTTGGCTTTCTGTTCAGGACGAGCATTAATCTTCTTGTCCGTCTCAGCCTTCTTCTTTCTGGCTTCCGGATGTGTCCTATAATATTCAGTCGATTTCCCCATCCTCTTCGTCCTCCTCATCATAATCATAATTCTCTATGATAATATCCTCTCCATCCAGATACGAGGCTTTATCCCCGAGTCTATCTCTCATGCTCTCATAAGGATCGTCTCCATCCTTTATCTCCCACACACATACGTGTGGACCTATTATATCAATCAGCATATTAGCCTTATCCTCGCTTATGCCTTTTTCTATCATCTTATCCCTACATTTGTAAAAACCACATGTCTTGTTAAATACTGATCCTCCTACATAAAATCCTGTTGGCTTATGAATAAAAATTACTTTCATCTTTTATACAATTAATATTATCTATCAAATTTATTTATTTTCCTTTATCCAATCTCCATAACTCATATCCATATCACACACCACCGTATCGGTCGTGTTGTTTACCACATGGAACAGGAACTCCGGGTATCCGTGGCAGGCGTTGCTTCCGATCACCACCGCTCCGTGCCTAGGGCAATCCTTCTTTACCATGGTTCTATCATATATCCGTATATGATTATCGCTATACTTTTCAATATATCTCATGGTATTAAGCAGTGATGGCAAAGACATCTTATATGGAGATACATGTTCTATTGGTATATCCAATTCACCAGATAGGCTTTTGTAAATATCCTGCACATCCCGTTTTGTCCTATACGCAAATATATTAATCTCAGTTATTACCATATCCATACTCCTAAGAAGATCCGGCTTAGCCAGCCTCCCCATCGGCTTCCCAAAAGGATCGGATCTCATCCAAGCTCCACACTTCTCGCATCCAACCTGCTTCCCCTCTACCGTATTTATTATAGTGGATGGGGTTTTACAGTACGGGCATATAGATCCGTTTAACATAGCTTTTTGAGCTAAAGACAGTTCTTTCATTCTGTTTCCTTTATTTCAACATTAAATAAGCTGCAATATCTATTGAAATTCCTGCTTTCTATTTCCATATCCTCCTCATACCTGTTAATTGATTTAATAAAATCATCGTAACAGTCCTTGCACATCCATTGATTGATTACCGCCACGTAATAGCCCACGGACGTAGGTCTGTTACACATATCGCAAATACCTAAGCACCCATATCTGGTAAACTTATCCATCATCTCCTGTCTTGTTATTTCAAGCACCTTGAATCCCTTGTAATTATCAACTACTTTTGCCATTGTTATTATTGTTTTGTTTAATGATAAAATAATCAGCTATATCCATTCCCTCATTTATATTGGGCTTTGATTCAAGAAAATCACTTATCTCGATATTCATCCCCCTCATATCCCTATCCACCTTCTTCTTCCACTCGTTAAACGCCGATCCCTTGTCAGGATACAACACTATCCTCCTGCGCCCCAATGTCTCTATCATCTCTCTTTTCAGCATATGGATACCTCCGCATGCCATGAAAAGTCTATCCGGATATACAATGTTGCATATGACCGCCGTCTTCTCAGATTCAACTATATACACCGGAGCGTCTTTAGGATAGAAGTTGACAAGAAACTCACCAAACAAACATTGTCTCAATAAATAATCTTGACCATTCATGACATGAACCCAGCACACATGATCCATAGGAATCTTCACCCTCTTGCCATCAGGTCCATAATCCATTATCTTACCTGTCCGGATCGTCCAGTTCTTGTCAAGTTGCCAGAACACGCAACATTTACCCCAATCCCCGAACCTCATCATCCCTACCTTATAGAGGTTAAACGCCTTGTTGGTATGATATGGCCCAAATATATTGGATAAATAATCTTGTAGATCCGACGTCTCGAAAGGATTAAGCGTATCAAACATCTTACTCACCGGAATACAATTGGCTATATCCGGGTCCACCGGGGGTCTGTATCTTCTTAATACTTTATTTGAGTCTACAAAAAGGTCGTTGTCTTTAAGCTCATTCCCTGTAGGGTATTTAAAATAACCACACCTGTTTTTATGATCACATACCCCAAACTGTTCTCCAACGATCTGACCGGTGGTTACGTCCACGTACGGCGTAAAACACTTATCCTTGCCGCATTGCGGGCACGTCATCTTCCTCCTTGGCTTGCTATGATCCAACTCATACCGATATACGCTCTTGTCAAACTCCCTGAATTCCATTATCCTCTCCTCTCACTCATCACTCTATATATATAATCTCTCAGCGACTCTTTTCTTATCAAACCATTCAACTCAAAATCACCCTCTATATATAAAGATCCGATCCTTGACGTAACCGTATAATTGGTTTTCTCAAACTTATACTTACCTTGAAGATATACAACTGTAGCCATATTAAGTATAGGATTATCGGTTTGTCTCTTCAACTTATATTGACTTGTCTTAGCGGTAGGATCACCCGGAGCGAAGTTGTATATCTCCTCTATCTCCAATATCTTTCCGTAGTTCTCCAGTATCATTCTTCTATATAGCTCAAGTTGGAAAGCATACTCGTCATAGAAATTGCCTTTCCTGTTTGATTTGAAGTCCAATATAGCGAATATCCTCCTGCATCTCTTTATCTTCTTTTTCTCCGTCTTAGGCTGACCTTTCTTGGCTCCCGTCTTATAGAACTCTCCTGTCTCGACCTCTATCTCCACCATCTCCGGCTCGCCATCCATCTCCACCACTGCGTCCACCGAAGAAGCTACTTTCAATCTCCTTGACCTCAACATCTTTTCGATCAATACAGGTTTTACATGTCTTTCCTTGCAGAATATGGCAAATGATATCAGATCCTCTATCAGTTCATCAATGTTATCCACTAATATCCGCTCCATCCTATACTTGTCTATTCTTAGCTTGGCTTCCTTGACCACCTTCCTGATCCATGTCGGGATCAGCTTTATGTTAACCCCTGTCAGATACAACCCAAATAGATAATGCATGATAGTACCCAGATCAGCCCTGTAGTTAGCGTACTCATCAGGATCCTTACCCTTGAGCCTCATCTCATTCTTCCACTTCTCCAAGGCTCCGGACGTATCACAATACCCATTGGCGATATTGTTAGTGGCTCCATCGTATATGATAGGATACCCATCAACATCCATCTCATAATACACACGTTTGCCGGCGACAGTCATTCTATATAACACAGGTGTCGGGATATCCTTTATCCATTCAGCGGCATAATACTGTTGCTCTGTCTCCAGATCATACTCAACCTCCATCTCCTCATTAGGCTCGTTTTTAGGCTCTTCAACAGGCTTTTCCTCCTCGACCATATCTTTCTTCGGGACCGTTGATAAAACGTCTAATATGCCAAAGAAAGCGGTAAATTTAGGATCTGTATGATATGATCTTAATACTGGTAATGATGATCGCCAATAATATGACGACGCATTCTCGTCCTTTATCTTGCCTAAAGCCGAACATCCTATCTCTCCATCATCCGCAATAGCCACATTGTGTCTCTCGGATAAACGAACTTTCATCTCATCAAACAATTCTTGATCGCTTATGACTTCTATGATCGTCCCATAACTATATACTGTGTCACTTATAGCCTTATATCCTAGGTCTAAAAGTAATCTTTGTTTTCTTCTATCCATGATAATAATCTGGTTTTTAATTTACCATCCTCCTCGACTTTAGGTGCGAGATCCCTCATCCGTCTGGCTGCCAACAGCCATACGTTGCCAAACTCGTCCAAGAGCCGGCTGAAATCCATCGTATCTAACAGATAATCGAATTTTGCATGCTCATCAACCGTCAAGTAGATAATGTTATCATTATCCTCGGCAACTGATTTATATTTCCGTTTAGGGTATAAGTGGCATATGTTGCTTACCCCCGGGCATGGTATGTATGCGCCGGTAGCAGATCTCCTTGTCATACTCAATCTAGCCACATGGGCGCCAAAGAAAACGGCTAGGCTCTTCCCCTTTGGCTTGGCCTTCACCCGTATCGCCGCCCTTTCCTTTGGCGGTAGCTCCTTGGCTCTGCACGCGGGACACAACCCCTTACTCCTTATGGTTACCATCCTCCCACATCTCTCACACGGTAACATCCTACCTCTCATGCCTTTTTCTTTTTATAACTTTTGTTGAACTCCATAAGGCTCATAGCCCTATACCTCTTAAGCCTATTAATCTTACCCTCAGTCCAATCTTGATCCTTGAAGTTGATGATCGTATCGAATATCTGAGCTAGTTCCCGGATATTAAAACTCCTGTTTTGTATCTTCTTATAGAACCCCGATCTGCTATATCCTAATTTAGAAGCTAGATAAGTTTTGTTAGACAATGTGAGGATACGATAAATCGTACCCTCCATTTTACTTATCTCCATCAACTTCTCGGCTATGGACGACGTGGTTTCGTAGCTAGCTTTACTGCCTACTATCCTCATTTTTCTCCGGATTCCTGATCTTACCATCAAACTCGTAGAAGTCCATCAGTTTCTTCTCTTCCTTGATACAAGTGACAACGAAATCTGATATGGTTCCTTTCATGCCTTCCTCGAAATTCTTTTTGGCATGATCAAGGTCATTGGCCCGAACGATGTAGTTAAACGCCTTGCGTTTCTCATTGTTCGATTTCTCGTCTATCGTAATATAATCAGCCGTGACCTTATAGAACCGGTCTCCATCCATGGCAAACAATTCCGCTATCCTGAATCGTTTGATATCAACGCTAAACTCACCGGATATGAATGGCTTCATCTCCTCTATGATTCTAGCCTCACATTCGGTATAAGAAAAGGCATCTACTAAATACTCTTCCTTTACCTTCTTCTTCATGCCGTTCTCGGCATCGATCTCATAAGAAACCGTACATTTAAACCAATTGTGCATTTTAATCTATATTATTGTTAAACAAAGGATAATCTTTTATTCCTTCACGAATATATCTTTCCGTATCATCATCCACGCCATAAGCCTTCTTGAAAAATATCATAGCCTTATCCGTATCATTATCCACCAGTGGTAGATATTCCCTTGCAAAAAGCGACCTAAGATAGTTCATATTATCAATCCTATGTCTTATATCGGCTACTTTATCTCATATCTCGGCCCGAATTTTACTCATTTTCTTCATATTTCTCTCATATCTCTCTAGCTGGTCTTTATATTCCGCCTCAATCTTATCGTTCTTATCCTTGATAGACTTATAGGTCTCCTCGTCTTTCGTATCAAACATCGGAGTATGTTTGATATTAATTATATCCAATTTGCTGTATAGCTTTTCATTGGATACGGTGAAATCATATCTAGTCCTGTACAGATCAAAGTCACTTAAGAACTTAGCTATTTTAATAGCATCATCCTGATCAAGAACGGCTATATTCAATCCTTCTAAATAGTAGAAGAAATGGGATGGAGAAATAGGTTTACAGTCATATGTCCTCATGATTGGAGGCTCATCCATAAATCTGACACCTTCCTCCATACATCTTGTTACGATCAATTTCTCTACCTGCTCATCAGTAAGATCATATATCTCCTGATCGGTCATCTTATCAATTGTCTTCATCATCCTCATCCTCCGATATCGTTACAGCCTTTGTAAACTTTTGTTTATAAACCTCACTCATAAGGCAGGCGAAAGTCCTATCATTCATACTAGCCATAGTATTGGCCTCTACCATAAGATTCATCTCAATGTTCTTTACCGAGATTTCATAGTTATCATCATATTCTTTATAGAAGATGACTTTACCACCATACTCGAAACCATCATCTTCGGCCTTAACCATATCAATGATCCTCTCTAACTCCTTTACAAATTCATTCTTTTTCATATGTATAATTTTTATGTGTCTACAAAAGTAGACATTTTGTTTTTGAATTAAATTAAATAAACATTATTAATAGTTAATACGCTTAGGTGATTATATACCATTTTACACTAAAATCGTAAAATGGTATATAATCACCTTATCCTCCATATATCTTAAGCCCTTTTATATTGTATTTGCTTATATCCATACACAAATTACACCCTCCATGACAACAACACCACGAGCAAAAGGCTAGTCGCTCCTGCTCCGGCCTACCTTGAAACTCCACTGCCGCCCTATACCATGCCGGGGATAATACCCTGACCTTCTCCGGTACGGGCGGTGTCATGAGCACCGATCGCCGCCTTCCTTTGGCATCCTCCCTACCTCTCATCTGGATTATCTTTTAACAGTTCAGCTATCTTCTCATCCTTCAACATATTTTGCTTTCTCATGCTATCTACGACAAAGGCAGCGAACGCCATATCATACCTTTTCCTTAACTCATTGACAAAAGATTTGGCTTTTGATTCTACCATTGTCTCGATGTTGCTGTCTACAACTTTCTTCATCCTGCCTCTTATAAACTCGTCTACTGTCAACTCCTCATCCATATAATCTAACCTGAATCTATATTTCTTCTCGCTGGCGTTCTCGACAAGATCGTTCATTGATTCTCTCGCTATATCCTCAATCATTTATATCCTTGTTTCTTACAATAATCTCTATATTATCCAACATCTTATCTCGTAATACCTTTTCT